GCCAGAAAATTAAGTTCTATTAAATCATTTTATCGCTACCTTCAAATGTTCGACGTTATCACAGCCAGTCCAGCCATTAATATCGGCACGCCTAAAATTGAAAAGAGACTACCAAAATATTTAACCCTCGTTGAATCTATTAAATTAATAGAAACGTCTAAAAAGCAAAAAGATAATTTTTATAAATATAGAGACACTTGTATGTTACAGATGTTTCTTAACTGTGGACTAAGGCTGTCTGAACTTGTTGACTTGCATATGGCTAAAATTAGTGGGGATAAAATAGAAATTATTGGCAAGGGTAACAAGCAAAGATTTGTCTATATGAACAGTGCTTGCCAAAAAGCTTTGTCAGACTGGCTAAACTACAGAAAGAATTTTTCTTGTGACTATTTGTTTGTCTCTAAAAAAGATATAAAAATATCTAACACAGCTGTACAGGCAAAAGTCAAAACCTTATTTGAAAAAGCAGGTCTTGATAGCCATAAATACCACGTACATAGTCTTAGACATACATCTGCAACATTAATGTATCAGTATGGCAAAACTGATGTACGAGTATTACAGCAATTCTTAGGACACTCTACGATAGAATCAACCATGATATATACCCATGTCAATGACAATCAACTAAGGTCTGCTGTTATTAACAATCCGCTGGCTAACCTATAGGCAAAATCTTAATTTGGTTCAGTCTGAATAATCAATTCCTGTGATAGATTTGTATTCCTCTTTTGTAATACGCTTCATTTTCACTAAAAATTTATACAACCTAATTTCAGCATCGCTCATTTAGCACCCCCTCCTGACAACAAAACTATTTCTGTTAAATCTGCCAACAATTGGTTTAACTGTTCATTCTCAATTTCTTCTTGCGTTTTTTGCCCCAATACTATCCATGATTTTCCGTCACGAATAATATTGGACAGCAGTTTCATGTCTTGATATGTTTCTATTTTTTCTCCGTCTGATATTTCTACCAAGGACAAGTTATTTTCAAAAATTGAATCTTCAATAACTTGTCTGGCAATATAATTGTTTCCGTTTAATTCAAGGTTTTCTATAATTGTTCCGTCTGCCAATTTTATGTGGTACATTGATTGACCCCCTTTAATTCGTTATATAAATTATTCATATTTGTTCGTTGCTGTCTGCTCATTAGTTTGTAGTGATTGTTGAACCACGATGTAAATAAACGCTCAAAATCTTTTTTGTATAAAACAGGTGCAAGCTTTTTCATTTTTCTCCGCATTGCTGTTAGTCTTTTGGGATTTATTTTCTTTATAATTCGACCTGTTTCTGTTAGCGAATATTGTATTTGCAAAAATCTCCAACAACTTGATAATTTGCAAATTCTTGTCTTTTTAGCGTTTATTGTGATTCCTATTTTTGTAGATTCCTCGACTATTTCTTTTAGCAGTGATTCTAAATAATTTTTATCTTGGTGAATTACATAACTGTCGTCCATGTACCTGCCGTATAGCTTTACGCCCTTAACAATTTTTATATAGTTGTCTAAGTCTTTAGGATAAGCTATGCCAGCAACCTGAGCTACTTGGTCGCCTATATTAAGATGCTTGTCCATTATTTTGCCGCCAACACATAACGCTTTATCTATATTTTGATATTCTAAAGAGTTAAATAATTCTTGCATGCATACGGAATATTGTTCGTCACTCATATAGGAAACATCTACCCGAGACTTTTCAATAGCTTTTTCAAGAACCCATAAAGCGTCATTTTTAATTCCTATTTCTTCAAATATTTTTAGAAAATAATCGTGTCTTATATTGTCAAAGTATTTGCTGAAATCTATTAACAATATATATCCATCGTTGCTACCGTGCTTAGAGTAAAATCGTCTTAAATGTCTTTCAAACCTATCCCTTGTAAAGCCAATACCCTTACCTTCTAAACTTGCTCCGTTATCATGTATAAGGTATTTTTTTATTACAGGAATCAACTCTTCTGTGCATAGACAACTTTTAACCACCCTGTCTCTTATGTGCTCTCCTGTTATTAATCTTGTTTTCCCTCTTTCTTTTAATATAAATTCTGAACCATCAGACAATTCAAACGTTCGATTCTTTATAGATTTATAAGTTTCTGATATTTCTGGCAAAAACCTCATTTCATATTTTTGAACAGAGGCTTTCCAATCACTATTCTTCTTGGTCTTTTTATAAGCTTTATAAAGATTATTAGAATTAAATGTTTCATGCTCACAGCTACAATTCTCGTAAGAAGTAGCGTCATGTTTAGTATTTACCATACGGAAGGATATTTTCTCCTTTCTTTAATGCAAATCGGTCAAATGCCTTTTTAATTGCAAAATTGAAATCGGGACGCACGCCATTAGAGTTAGAAGCGTTGTTGTTGTTGGCATTACCGTTGTTGTTGACATTGGCAAAGTTCGTCGATGATATTAGAAAATACCCCATGGATTAGTTGTTAAAATTTTTAGCAAACTTGTTGTCAGACTTTCTCCATCCTTTTATCAAAGATATCTCTTTTTCTATTCCATCTGAAAAACGTAAGTACTTATCAATATCAACTGGTAGCGTTTCAATTGCATATTGAAGCTCTTGTAGTAATCTGTTGCATTGACCTATCGCCCTATCCTGATGTATTCGCCTTTCAATCAATTCTTCTTTATAGTGAGGATAAATGCTGTTGGCTACAAAAATGTGTTCCTGAACACTTCTAAGACAGTCCATAACTGAATCTCTCTGGTCTATGATAAACCATTCTTCAAACGAGTTTGTCTTTTCCTTCCTATCATCGTAATGCTTCTTTTCCGCATCGTTTAATTCATGATATGGTCGTTTCCCAAATGTTTTTGCTAAATATTCTTCTGACTTCTTACTACTGTAGCCAAAATCTCTCAAAAGCAAGTCTGTTATCTCTTTTCTGACTTTATAAAAATGATGAAACACCTCAAATTGAGATTCTTTTCTTTTTCGTTTTACGACTGACACTTAATTTCTCCTTTTGTAAAATGTTTTAATTATTTTCACCCCGTAAAGGGGTTCAATTTAAGATATACAGAAAGCGGGACGCACGCCATGAGAGGTAGAAGCGACGCTGCTGCCGACAACGGCAAAGGTCGCCGATGATGAAACATCTCTCAACCAATAGGATTGCCTCGTATTCACGGATTGTGGGTTTGATGCAAATAGTGGGAATTGCGATTTATCCACATATACATTATTCGCCAAGCTAGTCCCTTGCGTTGCGTTGCCATAATGCTTAGTGCCATATACATTAGCTTCAGTCATCAGTTCTACCGTTGAGTCATACCACGATCCACCACTTGTATACCCACTGGTTACCGCATTATGTAAATAGTTTCTATGACTTACCACATGACCGCTAAAGGCGTTATTTATGGTGTTTTTTGCACTATTTAACCCAGATACATACATTTTGCTGCCAACATAAGCACCTGTTGTAATGTTAGTGTCATTCATCACATGATTATACAGTGCTGTGTCTGGCACTATTACAGCGTGATTAGCGGTAAGCGCTGTATCGCCTGTATTGTGGTAATAATTGAAACAAGCTATTCTGTAATTAATTCCACCGATAGTCCAATAGTCGCCAACATATAGGTCGTCAAATGTGCCGCTTGAAATGGCATTGTATTGCTCTGTTGTGACAGCCGAACCTAAATATTTACCCCTGAATATAGAGTTGTGAAACCCTGCGCCACTTGAAATTGGTAGAACCAAATTAAGATTAGTGTCAAGTTTGTTAACACTTTCTGTTATCGTTTCGCCACTGACTACATAGTTTTCTTCCGTGTATTGCCTGTCGCCTATGTTTTCGTGAGCGTCATATATGCCTTCTTCCATGTGGTTTAATCTGGTTGAATCAAGTGGCGTGCCAGCGTTGGTTATAGTTCCAGGCGCCTCTGTAAGTGTCAAGTGCGTGCCGTCGTCCGTGTAAGTGAATCGTCTGAAAAACTCTACTGCTCTATCTACCCAAGTTTGTTTAACATAGCTCATATAAGTCCCCCTTGTCCGCAATTAAATGTTCCGCAATACTCTAGTTGGTTGCTGACCAAATCAACAATCCATTGTACGTTTCCTATTGATTGCTCCCATCGGTTAAAGTCTGAATGAAGCAAGCTTGATTTAGAAGCAAATACTTTTTCGGCAAAAGGTAGATAGTA